TCGTTGCCGTTGTTCTTCGTGCGGAAGTAGTAATTGCCGTCCATCACTTCCGTGCGCAGAACCATCGTCACAAGGCCCTCAAGGACGATTTTCTCGTCCAGCATCTTCCCAATCGTCTTGAGCTTGACGCGGCCTTGCTCGTCTTCGTCCGAGTGCGAGAGGATGTAGACGCGCACGTCTGCTGGGCGACTGGTCGCGGCCTGGAACACGTCCCAGCCATGGCGCGCAATGTCGCTGAACTTGTCATATCCGCGCTCGTCGCTGCGGCGCATCAGTTCGTTCGCCAGCACATACTGGAAGTCATCGACGACGACGATTTTCTTGCTCGTCTTCTCGATGGCCTTGCAGATTTCCGCGGCGCTGTCGGTGCGAAACACGTTAAACGCATTCTTTGCCACTGGATCGCGACGAATCCAGCCGCGAGACTTAAACGGCAGCGGCTTGTCTACCGCCTGAATCAGCAGGCATTGCGACGGGTCGAGATTGCGCAGGCTAGCGGATTTCCCGGTGCCAGACTTGCCGATGATTACGGTTGCGATGCTCATTGCTTCGGTTCCTTCGGTTGTGCTTCGGGATTGCTATTTGATCTCGCGGATTCGCTGGCCGATGGTCATGCCGCACCTTCTGCGCACATTGCAGCTCGCCTCACCAGCTTTGCAGCGAGCCCAGTTCCGAGTAGCCACATACACAGAACCAGCCTTGCGTTTTCCGGCATTGCTGCGACGTATTCGCGCTGCAATTTCGGATTGCCGCGCAACTCAAGCAGCACATCTGCGCTGTCGTGCACGCGGTCCATCAGTTCGACGGTAAGGTTTAGCGAGCCGGGGTCGGTGGACTCGGCCAGCAAGACAAGCCGCAAGCCGAACACGCCGACAATCGCTGCGCGTTCGCGCGCCTCCCTGTTCATGCAGCACCTCGCGGTCCAAACGTCTGCGCAAAATCCGCACGCGCCTTCGCCGACTGAATCGCGCTCGCAACAGACTTACCCTCTTTGATCCGCATCAAACCGACGCGGATGCAGTCCGATACGACATGGCCGGGATAGCCCTTGCGGTGGCAGTAGTCGGTCACGGCCGCGGCCATCTCGTCGGACTTGGTGCGGTGTCTGATAGGCACGATGTTCGGTGCCAACTCAAGCGACACTTCGCAACCGAGGGACGCGCTGGCGCGAATGTGCGCGGCCTTGCGAATCCATGCGGTCAGTCGCTCAACCGGGTGCGGCTGCTCGGTGTGTCGCGTGATTCCGGCGAAGCGTTCGGTGGGGAAGAAATGCAGGGTGCCCATGGCTCACTCTCCCTTTGGCAGCGAGATAACCAGCATGCCGTCGATCAACTGCACGTCTGATTGTGTCGGGCGATAGATCCGCATTTCGGCAAGTCCAGCCGGAGCCGGAACACTTGTGCGAACAGAGTTGGACTTTTTCGAGCCGCCGTTGTTCGACAGGGCGTAGCCGCTGGAGACTCGCTTGATCGCCAGCATCTTCGATTCGCTGTCATAGCCAACAACAACCTTGTCGCCCTTGATCCATCGCGTCAGCTTCAAGCCAGCCGGGTAGATGGCAATCGCCAAGCGCATCGCCGACCTGCCATCGCGCGACTCAGGCGAAACTGTGACGGATACCAAGTGCGAGCTATCCGGGTTGCTGCCGCGTGACGATGTTGGTTCGATCCAGGTAAATCCGCTCATCGGTCAATCCTCGTAGTCGATTAGTCACGATCCGCAGCGTATTCCGCCGCGGCTTGCTGGCTTTCTTCAATGTCGCGTTGCCACAGCGACTCTGCGAGATCTGGCGCCTCGCGTTCGATTGCCTGGGCGACGATGGTGCGCAGTCGGTTGCACAGAGCAACGTCGCGCACGTCCTGATTGGCATAGCCGGTATCGGTCAGCAGATCGGCGATGACGTCATCAATGCCGTCTGCGATCTGATCGGCGATCCAGTTCTTGTCGGTGCGCAACTGCTCGCGCGCCTTGTCCATGTATTCGTCTGGCATCTCGGCGTATTCCGGCGGTGAGACAGCGAGGACGCCTGGGCGGCAATGTCTGCCGTAGCTGTCGCGGCTCATACGTCACCCCGCCATCCGGCCTTTGCCATAGAGTCAGGGATGCGGCCTTCACGCAGGCATGTCGAGTTGCGAATAACCGGCTTGGCAACCGCATGCGCTGCGCTGATCGGCTTACCGCAATAGACAACCGTATCAAGGATTCCGTATTTGTCCCACGTGACAACCGTCAAGACTCCACGGAAGTAAAAGTTTCGCTTGGCGCTCATGCTGCCTCCCGCATCGCTTCCGCAGTGATCGCGCTAAGCCGCTCCGTATCAGCGCGAGCCTGCGCAGCCTCATCCGAAACCTTGAGCAATGCCGCGGCAAAGTCACGGGCCTCGGTTTCGGAGATATCAAACTGCGCGTACATATACGGGCGGTGCGAGCCGACGCCGATCAAAACGCGACCCGGTTCGTTGCTTGTCTGAATGCAGATTTGGTGCTCGGACCTGATGAACATCGGTGTCTCCCTATCCGCCAACGCGGCTTGCGGATATGCCCGAAGGCATATCGACAAGCGGCGTTTAGGCGCGGACTCGCGGCTTCTGCCAGAAGCCCTTGATGTAGCCACTCAGGACGCGATGCAGAAGCACATCGCCGTATTCGCCGAACACTTCAGAGCGGTAGTTGAACGCGCCGTCTACGCCCTCTGGTGCCGCTTCCAAACCGTAGTAGCTGCGCAGCCAGTCCCACGCCTGCTGGCGGGTTGCATCGCTGTAGTTGGCGCGGACGCTGGCGTACTTGACCTGCGGCAGATCGCGGTTCTTGTTGTCGTAGTTGTAGCAATCGGTCATACCGTCAAAGCTGCCAGCCTGAAACTTGCCGACGAATGCGCTGATCTGCTTCACGGTCCACGGCGCCAAGTCGGTCACGGTCACGTCGACGGCGTTCATCATGGATGCGCTGCGGGACGTGACCTGTGCAGCAATGTTGTTGCGCTTGAGTTCGGCGCGGATCGCTGCGGCTGCCTGGGCTTGGACGCTTGCCATGATCTTTCTCCTCATCTGCCGCGGTGTGCGGCGTCGATGGGTAGAGACTACTCGCAGCGTATAGCGTCGTCAACTACTTTTTGCGCGAAAGATCGAAGAAAGTTTGTTGCTCGCTAGGTGTTGCAATCGTTCCGAGCTTGGCGCATAGTCCGCAGCAACACGAAGCGGATAGAACAATGACACCTCGCGAATACATTGCAGAGTACGTAGATCGCAACGGCGGGGCTCCCGAGTGCGCGCGGCGCCTGGGCATTCCGTACAGCACACTCGCCGCTATCCTGAACGGCTATCGCGGCATCAGTGCACAGATGGCTGACCGGATGCACGCTGCCGATCCGATGATCGACCGCAATCAGATCGTCTGGGTGCGGGCGACGAAGGCGGAGGCGGCATGAGTCTTAAGAGTCTCTTGCGATGCGCTCGACATCGCCTGCCGCCGCATTGAAGACGCGCAGCGTCAGGCGAGGATGTTCGGATGACCTCCGTCCCCGACCGCCCGCATGCGCTGCTAAGCGATGCGCAACTAGCCGCACGCATTCATCAATGCGGCCTCGACCAAGCGACAGTAGCAAAAGATCGCAGCGCAGCAGCTAAGCGCGTCCTGGCGCAACTGAAACGGACGATGGCTGAGCTGATCGACGAGCGGAATGCTCGGGCGGATATGCAGCAACTACCGTTTTAACGGCCGCGCGTCCGGTACGCGCATAAAAAAGCCCGCGGACTAGGCGGGCTCGGTGGAACAGGAACGGAACGAATGATAGCAAACACAACAGAAGCGGCAAGTGGCTACGCCGATTTCATCGGGCGCAAGTTGTCGATGGTGCCGCCGACTGGAATCACGGGCGAGCTGTGCATGCCCGATTCACTTTTCGACCATCAAAAGGCACTGGTGCAATGGGCGCTTCGCCGCGGTCGCGCTGCGATCTTCGCGGATACCGGGCTCGGCAAGTCGCGCATGCAGCTTGTGTGGGCGTCGGAAGTGCTGCGCCACATCAACATGCCGATCCTGATCCTGGCGCCGCTGGCGGTCGCTGCGCAGACGGTAGGCGAAGGCGTAGAGATCGGCATCGAAGTGCGCCACGTTCGCGATCAGTCTGGCGTAACCGGGCCGGCGATCTACATCACGAACTATGACCGGATGCACCTGTTCGACGCGGCAGCGTTTGGCGGGCTGGTTCTGGATGAGTCGTCCTGCATCAAGCATCACAGCACGCGGACGTTCGCCCACTTATGCGAGGCGTTCCGCGCGACGCAGTTCAAGCTCTGCGCGACCGCAACACCGGCACCGAACGACTGGACCGAGCTTGGCACGCACGCCGAGTTTCTAGGCATCTGTACGCGCGCAGAAATGCTCGCCGAGTACTTCATCCACGACGGCGCGGAAACTCAAGTGTGGCGGCTCAAGGGCCACGCACGGGCGCAGTTCTGGCGATGGGTTTCGACTTGGGGTGCGATGGTGCGCAAGCCGTCCGATCTGGGCTTCGATGACTCGCGTTATGAACTTCCGCCGCTGTCGGTGCACCAGCACACAATCGTTATCCCTGACGCCGCCGAGCGCACCGGGATGCTGTTCGCGATGGAGGCGCAGACGCTGAGCGAGCGCCGCGGGGCACGCAAGGAAAGCGTCGTGGACCGCGTGCAGGCGTGCGCCGATCTCGTCAACTCCAACGATGAGCGCTGGCTTGTCTGGTGCGACCTGAACGCCGAATCGGAATTGCTCAAGAAGGCGATCCGCGGCGCCGTCGAGGTCAAGGGCGCCGATGACGTGGAGCACAAAGAGGCGGCGCTTACTGGATTCGCTGCCGGCGAGATCCGCGCGCTCGTTTCAAAGCCGTCCATCGCGGGATGGGGCATGAATTTTCAAGTGTGCTCGCACATCGCATTTGTCGGCGTCACTGACTCGTGGGAGTCCTACTACCAGGCCGTTCGCAGGTGTTGGAGATTCGGGCAACAGCGCCCGGTACAGGTCCACATCTTCGCGTCCGATCTGGAAGGCGCCGTTGTCGCGAACCTTCGCCGCAAAGAAGCCGATGCGCTGGCGATGGCCGAATCCCTGTCTGCTGAAACCCGCGAGGCGGTCATCCGCGAAGTCGTCGGGCTCAAGCGTGAAACCAACATCTACAACGCCGCGCGACGGATTTCCGTGCCGTCGTGGCTCAGGAGTGAAGCGGCATGAGGATCGATTGCAACTGCGGAAGTTGCGGCGCTCCGCTCGTCCGCAAATCCGTCATGTCCATGTACTTCTGCACAATCAAGTGCAAGGCGCAATGGCAAAGGTCAGCCAAGCCGGTAACGGAGGAATGGTTGCGCGATGCGTACTGCACTCGCGGGATGGACTGCACGCAGATTGCCGCAATCGTCGGCAGGGATTCCAAGACGGTCTGGAATTGGCTTCGCGGGTTTGGGATTGAAACGCGCCGACGCGGAACGACTGGCAACCATGTCTATGCGGTTGGCGTGCCGCGCACTCTGACTGAAGCCGGACGAAAGAAGTTGAGCGACGCAGCCAAGGCGGCACGCGCCGCAGATGGACGCATACCGTGCATGAAGGACGGCAAGCATTGGCTTCATCACGAAGGAGCCGCGCATCCGAATGACAAGGGAGGAATTACTCCCGAGCGTCAGTCCCATTACGCCAGCCAAGAGTGGAAGGATGCAGTTAAGGCAGTGTGGAATCGCGACGGATTTGCATGCGTTCGCTGCTCGTCTGATCTGCGCCACAAGCGAGGCGAGTGCGCCATTCATCACATTGTCGGATTTGCGAACGCCGAACTCCGGTCGGCTGTTTCCAATCTAGTTCTGCTGTGCAAGCCATGCCATCTGTGGGTGCATAGCAATCAGAACGCACAAAAGGAATTCATCAAGTGAACTGCATAGACCAGACGCACAGTGACACGTGGAGCCTTTTTAACGGCGACTGTATTGACGTCCTTCGCGGGCTTCCGGCAGCCAGTATCGACTACTCGATCTTCAGCCCTCCATTTTCAAGTTTGTATGTTTACTCCAACTCTCCAAGGGATATGGGCAACGTGCGCAACGATGCCGAATTCTTCGAGCATTTTTCGCATCTGATCGCCGAGCTCCGGCGAGTCATGAAGCCGGGGCACAACGTCAGCTTCCATTGCATGCTGCTGCCGACGAGCAAAGAGCGCGACGGCTACATCGGTCTGAAAGACTTTCGCGGCGATCTCATCCGCGCGTTCCAGGCTGGCGGGTTCATCTACGCATCGGAAGTGTGCATCTGGAAAGACCCGGTGACGGCGATGCAGCGCACCAAGGCGCTGGGGCTGCTGCACAAGACCGTCCGCGAAAATGCCTGCATGAGCCGTCAGGGTATCCCTGACTATCTCGTCACCATGCGCGCTCCCGGCGAGATGGTGGACCGCGTGCGCCACGGCGATGACTACCCCGTCAGCAAGTGGCAGAAGGTCGCCAGTCCGATCTGGACCGACATTGACCCCGGCGACACGCTGCAATACATGAGCGCCCGCGAACACGACGACGAGCGCCACATTTGCCCGCTTCAACTGGAGGTCATACGGCGCGGGATTGACCTGTGGACGAATCCGAATGACATCGTACTGAGTCCGTTCGCCGGCATCGGCAGCGAACTCTACGTGGCCGTCGAAATGGGCCGCCGAGCCGTAGGCGTCGAACTCAAGGCCAGCTACTACCAACAGGCCGTGCGCAATCTGCACGCGGTCGGCGCGCAAGGGTCGCTGTTCGGGGCTGCCGCGTGAAGTACTACGAGCACCATCTCGGCGACTACATGCGCAGTTGCGCGCATCTGTCGCTGCTTGAGCACGGCGTCTATCGGCGCTTGCTGGATGTGTACTACTCGACCGAGGCAACGATACCGGCAGCACAGGCCGAAAGGCTTGTGTGTGCCAGGACTCACGACGAGCGCGAGGCGGTGGCTGCCGTACTTTCTGAATTCTTCACGCAGGAAGGCGACCAATGGCGTCACTCGCGGTGCGATGCGGAGATCGAGCGGTATCGCGAGAAGCAAGACAAGGCGCGAAAGAGCGCGGAATCGCGATGGAGCAAGCCGTCGCATAGCGAAGGCAATGCGGACGCAATGCGAACGCATAGCGAACGCAATGCGAGGGCAATGCTAACCAATAACCAAGAACCAATAACCATAGAGTCAAAAGAATGCACTACGTGCATAGCTGACTCGCCTTCGGCTGAGCCAGCCGGCGACGTTCCAGCCGATGAACTGGAAGGTAGGCGCAGGCGCTCCGTCATCGCCTGCCCGGTCCAGCGCATCGCCGACTTGTGGGACGAAGTGCTCCCCGAGCTGCGCTCACCGATTGTCTGGAACGATGCCAGAAAAACCGCCGTTAGCACCCGCTGGCGAGAAATGGCCGTCTTCCACGGATGGAAAACTCAGGACGAAGGCGTCGATTGGTTTCGGCGAACGCTCGTGGCTATTCGCGGATCGCCGTTTCTGATGGGGAAAGTGCAGCCGCGCAACCGGGACCAAAAGCCGTTTGCGCTCACGCTGGATTGGATGTTCGGCCCTAAGAATTTCCTGAAAATCGTCGAAGGTCGATACCATGAATAAATCTAAACGGATGGTGGCGGACCTTCCGCAGCGGGAGGAAAAACCGCAGGCCAAGGCGGTTGGATCGTGCTCTGCCCATGACTGCCCGCTTCCGGGATCAATGCGCCCGGAGAATGGCGAGCCCATCTGCGGCGTCCATTTTCTTGCCAACCCGAAAGGCTGGCCGAAAGCGACGGCGGTAATTCTTGACCATCTGCGGCTGCACGACATGGCCCGTCAGGCGCAACTTTGTGGCACGCCAATGTCAGCCAGCCACGAATCAGCCACGCATCTGTTCAACGCAGCCAAGGCGCACGGGCTGGTTTTCAACGACGAGCAGCGCGCCAACTACAAGCGGGCCGGAATGAAGTTACGCGCTGCGGGTGAAATCGTCGAAGCAACCATAAGCGCACTGGCAGTGAAGGCCGCATTCGTGGCGCCAGAATCTAACGCCGACTACTCGCACGAGCGGGAAATGTCGGCTTTCAATCTAGCGGTTCGCGGACTGACCAATAATCTGAGGCTTGCCGCATGAACAAAATCAAATCCCAACGCCAATGGACCGACTTCGAGGTTGCGCAGTTGAAGCGCCACCGCCTCGCCGGACTGAGTTACGCCGAGATTGGCGCAATCCTCAACCGAAGCGCGGCCGCCATCGGATCGGCCGTGTATCAATTCGACCTGCGCGCGATGAAGCAACCGATCAAGCGCAGCGTGGTGAACCACATTCGATCACTTGCCGCGCTCGGTTACTCGGATCGCGTTATCGGACTGACCGTAGGCCGCACCAGAACGGCCGTCTCACAGATTCGGGACCGCGAGGGCATTCCATGCGGCCGGGCCGCGAAGATTGCACAGAGGGTTGCAGCATGAAAATCCCCTGCACCTGCGGCTGTTCCCGCGAATATCCATCAACCGAGATTCACGATATGCGAGTCATCAAGCGGCTATCGAAAGCGTGCATTACACGACTTCGCGCCGAGCCGCGAGTTCCGCACAGTGGGCCTAAGCGGCAGTTGGCATGGGGTCAGCGGATGGGAGGGATGCGGACGTGAGCCTCGACGTATCCCTGAGCAAGGAAGTCACCGAATACCGCGAGGTCTATTCGCGGAACATCACGCACAATCTAAACCGGATGGCTGACGCGGCTGGAATCTACAAACACCTTTGGCGACCGGATGAAATCGGAGTCACGAAGGCCGCGCAGTTGATCGAGCCGTTACGCGCCGGGCTTGAATTGCTGCGCGCCGAGCCGGAACGATTCATTCCGCTTGAGCCAGAAAACAAGTGGGGCACGTATGACGGTCTGGTGAATTTCGTCGCTGAATATGTGGATGCGTGCATCAAGGCGCCGGATGCGGATGTTGAGGTTTCGCGATGAAAATCGAACTCCCCATCGCCACCGTCAGCGAAGCCAACCGGCGAGACCATTGGGCGACGAAGGCATGAACAAAGAGTGCTTGTGGTCAGCATCGGAAGTGGATGCGCTAAAGCAGGCGTACTCAGTTGGTCACGAAAGGCCAGTTAAGCTGACCGAGCTTGCAAAGACTCTTGGAAGGAATAGACACAACGTCTGCCGCAAAGCAAGGTCACTTGGGCTTACGAATAAGGCGCGAAGGAAGGTCGAGGAAAGGAAGCCGACGAGGATGTTTGCTAGCCCGGAAGAAGTAAGGGCGCATATATCTGCGCGCATGAAGGCACACATAGCTGCAAACGGGCATCCTCGCGGAGCCCTTGGCATGAAGCACACGGAAGAGACTCGCGCGGTTCTGTCAGAGCGATCAAAGGCAATGTGGAGAAACCCAGAGTCAAAGATCAATAGTCAAGAGAGTGCGCAAAAGCGGAGTGACCTAATGCTCAGGCGGATCGTTGATGGGAAGATGAACACTGGAGGCTACTCTCGCACGCGTGGCGGAAAGCGTGATGATCTTGGCGGCCTGTATTTTCGTTCCGCCTGGGAAGCAAACTACGCGCGATATCTGAATTTTCTCGTATCTAAAGGCGAAATCGTCGGGTGGGCATTTGAGCCAAGGACGTTTGAGTTTGAAAAGATTAAGCGAGGCACGCGCGCATACACGCCAGACTTCCGCGTTGACCTTGTTGGCGGCGGGCATGAGTGGCACGAAGTGAAGGGTTGGATGGACGAAAAGAGCAAGACGCGCCTAGCCCGTTTCGCTCGTTACTTCCCGGCGGAAAAGTTGATAGTGATTGACCAGGCATGGTTCAAATCTGCAAGCAAGACTATCGCTCGGATGCTTCCAAATTGGGAAGGGGGAACGGTCCATGCGCCGAAGTAACGTCGAATGGCGATATGCGCAGGCTAAGGGTAAACCGGCTGCGGTCATCGTCGAATTTCAGGAGCGCGCGGCATGACCCCGCACTGCCACAACCGCCCCGAATTCACCGCCTACCAACACGCTACTGGCGAAATCCCGCACCGAATGAGCCAACCCTGCCGCACATGGGCAACCGGCGACCGAGCGACGCCTGTTCCTGTCCGCGAGAACTGGAACTGCGCCGGATGCCGATGGTTGCCGCGTGAGGATATTTTGCGGTTTGCGCAGATTACGGATGATGCGGAGACGATGGCGCGGCTGGTGGAGTTGGCCGCATGAACCGCTCTCAATCCGGCAACAATCGTAGTCGAAATGGCAACATGATGGAGGGATTGCGATGATTATCAGGACGATTCCAGGCGACGGCATCACAATCGATGATGCAGTGCTGTACGCGATTCGCGCATCTGTGCGGCTTCGCGCTCCGGTCGCAGTCACTCTTCGTGGCCGTTCGTTTGGTGTGACTCCGTATCTCGCAGATGTGCGGCGCGCTGACATCGTTGGCGTTTACTCTGTGCGACCGCACAAGGCCGGACGGCAAAAGGCGGCGCGCAAGATTGAATCTGACTTGGTTCGGAGGATTGCGGCATGAACCCAAAAGGCTCCGTAACCCGCGGCAATCGTGCAGTGCAAATCCGCGCAATGCGACTTCATCACGAAGGCTACCCAATCAGGCACATTCGCCGCGTCACGGGAGTGGCTAAATCGACTATTTCGGAGTGGATACGGAATGCCGGCAGTCATTCGCAAGGGAAAAGTAATCGCCACTTGTGACATTTGTGGCAAAATGGCGCATCACGGATACGGGCCGCTCTGGAGTTGCCGCGAGCATATGGCGGATGTGGCAAAACTTTGGGAGTTGAAGGGGAGTCCGGTTAAGTGACCGACCTACGCAAACTAGCCCGAGGTCAGCAGTGCATGGTTAGGCTACCGTGCTGTGACGGCGGCGGTGAAACTACCGTGTTAGCCCATCTGCGCATGCCGGGTTACTGCGGCACTTCGATCAAGCCCGACGATTTAGCCTTCGGTGCATGGTGCTGCGCACGCTGTCACGACGCGATTGACGGGAGGGCTAAAACGACAATGACGCATGATGAATTGCATAGCGCGCATGCAGACGGCGTATTACGCACAGTTGCAGCGCTGCGCAAAATGGTGGCGATTAAGTGACCTACATAGAAACCGCACTATCAGCCGGACTCACCCCGCGCAAACTGGAGCACTTCATCCGCGAGCATGCGGCAGTTGGCGATATTGCAGCGGCTTATCGAACTGACGTGCTGACGGTGCAGCTACTGATGCGCCGGTGGGGACTAGAGCATCTGAGCGGGCGGGCTAAGTCTAACGTGGTCCTACTAGTGAGGAATTGCGAATGAGCGACTACACCAACAAATCCCGCCCGATCCTTGAGCTAATCGGCGCACTCGGCGGCAGGTCATGCGGCGTCAACGTCATGGGCGGTAGCGGCGGAATCGCGAGCCTGACCGACCAGGACATTGCAGGCGCCGTCGCGATGGCTCGGCAGTACAAGCGCGCCGACACGAAGGGGAAACGTCCGGAGGCGCCGCTAGTGGGCTGTGTGCGGCCCGAACTCCTACTGCTGCATTGGGGCGGACGAACCGACCTTGTGCCACTGATCGCCCGCAAGTGTTCCGACGCCATCGCAGACAAGCGAAGTGATCCGCGAATGCTGCGTGCTGCGGCCCTCCTGTCGGCTCAAGCGCTCGCCGGTCGCCAGCCTGACATGGAAGTGACAACGTGGGCGCTGAATTGCACTCGCGCCGAACTTGAGCGGGAAATGGGCTATGCTCTGGCATGGATGCGCGGCGAACTCGGCGAGGCGGAATCGGCTTATTGCAATGCGATGCGGCGACTGATTTACAACATGGAAGAAATGCCACGGGGAGAGGTGGTCCGGTGTCGGTTTAAGTGGACGGGCAAAAGGCTCGAATTGAAGATGGTCGCCGCTTGACCCCGGTAGTATTGGATGACGCGAGGGCGCATGAACGGAAAATTGAGCGAACAACTGCGGCGCGATCACGAGAGCGGCGACTTTGGCAGCGCGCTGGATGGCTATGCACAGGCAGCAGAAAGGCTTGAGCGCGAGAACGAAGTGCTAAGGATTGAGCGCGATCACTCGCGCCGCCAGTTCATGGTAGGGGTTGAGCTGTTGTGTGGAATTCACTATCTATTGTACCCAGCGCCATTTACTCGTGGCGATGGCGCTACGTTTGTCTTTAGGCCGCAGAACCCGCACGAATGGGTTCAGAAGTTGAGCGACCGCATTCGGGCATTGCCAGACGAGATAGATAAGATTCGCGGCGATGCGGCTGATGGTGCTTGACAATCCGCGAAACTTGAGTCACGCTGTATACACAATCCCAAATTGTGCCCAAGCCCTGCCCATCGGCGGGGCTTTTTCGTTTCCACGCCGCCCTCGCACCGACTCCAGCAACGCGGCTCCGGCCTGCGCTCTCACCTTCGGCGAGATACGGCGGCACCTATTACACGTCAGTAGCTCAATCTGGCAGAGCGGCGGTCTCCAAAACCGCAGGTTACAGGTTCAACTCCTGTCTGGCGTCCCAATACCGCCCCAAGCCTCCCGCGATTCTCACCGATGCGGCCAACATCGGTGATGCGGCGCGCAAACCGGGGCGGGGCTTTTATGGCGTCG